TCCACCAACATTCAGTTAAAGCTCCAAGCCATGGGGAGTTTGCTTCGCCCGTACGTGACCGAAGGCCACTACGTCGGCGATCAGGCATCCCCCGTGGACTTCATGGGGTCGGTCGAAATGCAGGACGTGACGCAGCGATTCGCGCCGATGGGCCGAGTCGATGCCGCAACCGATCGTCGGTGGGTGTTCCCCGTCGATTCCGATCTCCCGCAGATGATCGACAAATTCGACAAACTCCGATTGCTCACTGATCCCGAGTCCAAGATGGTCGAAAACGGCGTCCTCGCCGCGGGCCGTCGCATGGATAAGCACATCCTCAACGCCTTCTTTGCGGATGCGAAAACCGGGGTATCGGGGGCCGCGACGACAACCTTTACCGCGGCGAACGAGGTCGATGTCGCGGTGGGCGGGGCGAATAGCCGGCTCAACGTCGAAAAGCTGTTGTCGGTTAAAGAGCTCATGCGGGCGAAGCACGTCGATTTCGAGCGTGAGCAAATCTACTGCATCCTGACGGCGAAAGATGAATCGGCGCTGATGCGCGAGGCGGAAATCACGTCCCGCGAGTTCAACGGGGACGCGCCGGTGATGCAGGACGGGCGCCTGGTTCGATTCCTCGGTATTAACTTCATCTACTGCGAGTTGGCCGAAACGGTCCTCGCGGGAACGAACGAAGTGACAATCCCTGTCTGGGTCAAGTCGGGAATGCACCTCGGCATGTGGAACGAGATCACGTCGGATATCTCGCAGCGGAAGGATATCCAAGGGCTCCCGTGGCAGGCGTACATCTACATGACGGCGGGCGGAACTCGCATCGACGAAGACAAGGTGTACGCGATCGAATCCTACCGCGCATAAGTGGCGGTTCGAGCGCATAGGGAACCATACCGTTTAAACAAGAGGTGACATCATGGCAGTGGATCTTACGTTAAAGTCGGTTCAGATCACCAATCGGGAGGCGACTCCCAGGGTGCTCAATAGTCCGCAGAACGGGGGCGACGGAGTGATGCACGAAGTGTACGGACACATCGCGAGCGTTCCTGCGGCGCTGTCGATCACGTCGGTCATTCGGTTGTGTTCGATTCCCTCGAATGCGCGAGTCAGCAGCGTCAAGTTGCACTCGGGCGCACAAGGCGCAGGCGCGTTCGATGTCGGCATTTACCAAACCAACGGCAACGGTGGGGCGGTGGTGGATGCGGACTTGTTCGGGTCCGCGATTAGCTGCGCGTCTCAGGTCAAGATCACCGAGATCTTGGAAGAGTCCGCGGAGTACACGATCGCGGAAATGGCGAAACCGCTGTGGGAAGTCCTCGGATTGTCCGCCGATCCGCACCGTATGTACGACGTGTGCGCGACGGTCGCGACGACCGACGTGACCACGGGAACCGGGGCGTTAGGGGTGCGAGTTCAATACTCGCGATAACCACAACCCTTAACGGGCGCGGAGAGGTGATGTATGGCGGATAAGTTTTACAGTGTGGTGCTCGGCGAACACCGTCCGAGTCAAGTGACCGAGGGGGGTTCGACATCGAGTGAAGCGATCGAGTTGAGGGTGTCTGATTCCATCTACAGCAATAAACGCGCTGTCAGATTGGGGATTAAGGCAATCCTCAACTACATCATCAAAAAGGAAACGAACCCGATAGCCTAGTCGAATAGGGAGGTCCCCCGTGGCAAGTGAAATGCGCCCGATCACTCGGGCATTAATGGATCGAGATTCTGTCACGGGGGACGCAACCCTCATCGTCAAATTGCAAGGCGGGGTTGACGCGACGAACGATATGCTCCAAGTCTTCGGACCAGGAGAGTACGAAACCGTCGCGGCCTCTCAAACCGATCAAGTCCTGGGCTCTACCGGCGCGGCCGGCGACTACCTCGATAAACTCGTCATTACCGTCAGCACCGCGGCTTCCGCCGCCGTCAGTATTAAAGACGGCACGGGTGCGGCGATTCCGATTATCCCCAACTCTCCGGGTGGGGGTGTTGGGGTGTATGTTGTGCCACTCGGCATCAAGTCCGCGGATGCGGGGTGGAAAGTGACGACCGGCGCCGGGTCAACCGTCGTGGCGGTAGGGTTGTTCACCTAATGGCTGTTGTAACCCGCTATATCGATAATCGGCTGACCACTGGTGCTAACGATGGCACCAGCCCTGCCAATGCTTTCAAGAGCATCGAAGATTGCCGTGCCGCGATTGCTGGGCAGACGATTGACCATGTGGTGTTTGTCGCCGGGTCTGGACCCTATCGGGAAGCATTTGGAAGTCGCACCACGCGATACAAGACAGATCTGTCGTTCGCCTCCGCAGACCGCTCTATGAACAGTGTCTCAACGGACCTCACCACGTTTGGATTTGCCGCTGGCGATATTGTGCAGGTGTTTGGGTCGCCCCTCAATTCGCGCCAATTCCAGATCCTGACCGTGGCGACAAACAAAATTGTGTTTATTTCGACCAACGCCGTCACCACGGAAGCCGCTGGGGCGAAGGTCATGGTGACGACGCTGAACAATGGCAGTAACCACGCGGCTCTCGATCCGGCGGTCAACGGAACTGCCTCGCGTCCACTCCGGTATCAACTAAACGGCTGCGAAATTGATTGTGGACGAACATTAGACGCAGCCAATGGCTATACCTGGACGGCTTCGACTGGGAAATCTGGCGAATGGTACGTCAGGCGATCAGATGGTTCCAATCCCTCACTTGTCCAGCCGTTCTGTGGAACCATCGATGGTGTATTTGTCGATGACTCGGCAGACCTGGATCCTGATATGGGGACCGTGGGGTCGCTGACGACGACCTCCCCCATGGGCTGGGGAGACAACGACTCTATCGGGTACAGCACCGTGTATGTGAAGTCCCCCGTAGACCCAGGCACCCGGACCATTCGGGTTGGCCAGGTCGCGGCTGGCGTCAGCACCAACTGGCAATACCTCAGCTTTGAGGATGGCGTGTTTACGATGGGCACCCGCGACTCAGGTTCCAACGTGCGGAAGGGTGTGGCTATCGCCAACAACAGTACGACAACCTGGTGGGTCAAGCGGTGCATCTTTAAGTATCAGTCCAGCCACGCGGTGGAATGCGCCGCCGCTGGCACTACTCACGTCGAATCGTGTCTCTCCTATTTCTCAGGCCATCGCGGGTACTACCTAGGGGTCGACAGTACGTTACGAGTCTACAACTGCGTTGATTACGGCTCGCATCTGTTCTGTCTGGTGGCGTCTGGCTTGAGTTCGGCGGGGAGCGTGACGATTCGCAACTGTATCAGCGCGTACAACGAAGCGGGCGCGATTGCCAAGAACAGCGCCGCTGTGGTGCTGACGGAGAGTCACAACATCTGGTGGCCGCGATTCGGGGCTTCCGGGGCGGCACTCGGGTACGTCCAGACAGCCAACTGGACGACAACCGATGCTACTGATTACCCGCCGTCCGCGGCTACGACGATCAGTACGCAGGCCGCGAATCTCGCGGCGGGCGCAGTCGATCCGCTTTTACACGCCGCATCGGGCACAGCGGGCCCTAATACGGGTCTTAAATCACCCCGCACCTATCCGTCGTCAAAACTCGTCTTCTTCACTCGCGATGCCGCCGGTCGTCGATTCACCACAGGATCACGCGGGGCCTTCGCGCTGTAATAGTCGGAGGGGTTCGCGTGACAAAAGTCTTACTCGGCATCCCCTCCGGGGGCTCGGTCAAAACCAAAACCATGTTTTCTATCTTCCAAGTGCTGTTCCAAACGACGGAGGCGCAGATTACCCTTGCAGAACGGCAAGGGGCGCTCGGACCGGATAACCGAAACCACCTGGCGCAGATGGCGGTTGACGGCGGGTACACGCATCTATTTCTCGTCGACGCGGATATGAGTTTCCCTGGGGACACGCTTGAACGGTTACTGGCGCACCGCAAGGATCTGATTGGCGCTGCGTACAATTACCGGGCCTTCCCTCGTCGTACGGTGGTGAAGATGCAGGACGAGGGGCGGGTGTACAGCCCTGAACGGCTTCCCGAAGCACTGTTTGCGTGCCATGCGATCGGGTCGGGGGTTAAGTTGGTAACGACGCAAGCGCTCGCGCACATGCCGCGCCCCTGGTTCGCGCTCGACTTTGATAAAGACGGGATGCTGTCGGTATCCGACGACGTATGGTTTTGTCAACAAGCGGCGCGGGTGGGAATCCAAACGTTTTGCGATCCTACTATTAACGCCGGGCACATTGGGAATGTTGAGTTTTAGTATTGCCTTCGGAGGGTTCAGCGTATCAGTTGGGGATCTCCGAGGCCTAACACGCGCAATTCAACGCGGGATAGGGCACACGTAGCATGGCACAATACGTCGATTTTACGCTGACGTTCACTGATAACAGTTCCGGGTCTAAAAATGAGGACGGGACTGAGGTACAGATTTATACCGACAGCCCCAGTTATAAGGCTACAGAGAAGATTGACTACGCTCACGCCCGGCACACGTGGATGAAACTGCCTCTTGTTGCTGCGGGGACCACGAGTGTTCCGATTAGATTGAAAGCTCCGGTGACGTTTGTAAAAGTGCGCTGCCGGCAATTCAATGCGCACGGGCTTGGCCCATGGAACAGTCCGGGTTTTGGTGCGGGAGAACTATTCTCGCTGACGACTCCTGAAGGCGCGGACACCCCTCCTGGGCCGTCGAACATCGGGTTGGTGGTAGTCGGAGCGCCAATTACACCGCCACCGCCCCCCATCGATCCTCCGCCGCCCCCGCCACCGCCTGGGGGGACCGCAACGAATTACGTGTTCACGACACAGTTTTCCGGAGTACAAGGACAAAGCGGATGGTCGTATCGCGACAGTGCGGGCAACCTCTTGACGTACGACAGCGCAGGGCAGATTTGGCGGGGAGACGAAACTTACTTAGCGATTTGGAATGGGGGATTCCACCACGGCGCAACAGGGAGCTTCAAGGATGCGGTGCTCCGGTGGACCGCGCCGTCGAATGGCACCGCGAAAATAACGGGTGTTTTTCGGTTGTATGTGGCTGGGTCTGGGGCTACGTCGAAAATAAAGCACAACAGTACTGAGATTTTCAGCCAGTTAATGGCCCCTGAGACAGACTACGCGTATGATGAGACGGAAGTGATGCTAGCCGGGGATACGATTGACTTTATTTTGCGGCGTGTCACCCCCAGTGTTAACAACAACACGGCGCTCAATCCCTCTATCGCGTTTACGACGGACGGGAGTACACCGACGAACCCCGTCGTATCGAATATCGCGCCGGCGACGTTAACGGCAAACACTGGAACGGTGAATTCCGTACGAGTCAGTTTATCGAGCCCTGCGATCGCGAATAGTACGATCACATTGTCGAGTAGTGCGTCTGGGGTTGCCTCTGTACCGGCGTCGATCGTCATCCCGATTGGGGCACTATCTGAGGTGTTCGATATTACGGCGGTTGCAATCGGAAGTGCGACGATCACCGCGTCCTACAACAGCACAACGACGCAGTGCGCGGTTACGGTCGTAACACCACCGATTGGGAGCCAGTGGCCGAACGAACCTGCTGGAATGACGCTAGTAACGGATACTCCATTCAGTGACACGTTTCCGCCTGAATGGTTCAACGTCTACAACACGTTCCCGTTCGCGTCTCCTGGGGGGACTGGAACGCAATTCAGTCCGCCACGGGCGCTCGATCAGGCGATGGCGGCTGGGTCGTCCACAGGGAACGGCCAATACGGGATCAACATCCCGGCAAGTCGTGAAATTTACTGCGGGGTGTATTGGAGCACGAATGCGGCATTTCAAGGACAGAGCCACACCACGAATAAAATGATTTTTTTCAGGGATCCGAATATCGACAACAGTTTCATTGTGTGGCATGGGTTCCAAGATGCACCGAAGACTCTCAAGTGGTACTTTCAATCGCTATACAGTAATGCGCACGTCTCTGGTTGGGACGGAGATGCGAGCGGGCTGTCCGGTCGTCTCCCGGCCAACATTAATGCGGCGGCGGCGACGATGAGCGCCGGAAGTGGGTGGCACTTTATAGAGATTTATTTAAAATCGAGTGCCACTACTACTTCGCGCGATGGGATTTTAAAAATGTGGGTGAACCGCGTACTGACTAGCAGCTATAACAACCTCAATCTCTGTCCTACGGGGTTTCTCGAAATGCAATTGAATACGACGTGGGATGGCGGGCCGACACTTGTAGCGCCGTACCGCGATATGACGCGAGCATGGCACCACTATTACGATCATTTGTACATGTCGCGGAGGACGTAGATGTCTGCATATTTCGCTCCGTACGGAACCGCGTGGACGCTACACGGCTACCAACTCGTGGATCGGGCGACCGGGCAGTATAAGGTTACGCCGACTCTCGCGTCTGGGGATTTCAAGGTTGAAAAAGACGGGGGGACGGCGGCGAATCTTACGACGCTCCCCTCCGTTGTTCCGTCCGGGGGGAGCTCTATTGACATTCCGTTTTCCGCAGTAGAACTCCAGGCCAAACACGTGGTGCTTAGATTGGTCGACGCCGCCGGCGCGGAATGGAACGACGACGCGATTCACATCTTTACCGTCGGAGATCCGAACGCGTTCTTTGAGTTTGATCTGTTCTCCGGATCTGTGTCCCTGTCGCTGGCCTCGCAAAGCGCGATTACGGGGGGCGTATGGGACGAACTCGTCGCCAACCATCTGGCACCCGCGACCTTCGGGGCGCACCAAGCGAACACTGGCGCAGCGGTTACGGATATTCAAACGCGGGTGCTTGAGCTAAAAACGCTCATCGAGGAACTTACGGATTCTCTCGGAGGCGGGGTTTCCACCGCAGTTGAAGCGCTATCTCAGGTGCGGGTTGCGAATCTCGCACTTCAAAAACTGGGCGCGCAGGAAATCGTCTCGATGTCAGAAGATACCCGAGAGCGGCGGGCGATTACCCGGTGTTACACAATGTTGCGTGATCGCGAGTTGCGGGCGCACAACTGGAATTTCTCGATTAAGCGAAGTGTGTTAGCCCCGTCTAGCGTGGCGCCTGCGTTTGAATTTGCGAAAGCATTCCCGTTGCCGTCGGATTGTCTTCGTCCGCTCCCACCCGCACGCGATGTTGACTGGACGATCGAGCATCATAACGGGTCAAAGCACATTCTGACGAACGAAGGTACGGTGATTTATCTGCGGTATGTATCGCGGGTAACCGATGAAACGCAGTTTGACCCGCTTTTCGCCGACATGCTGGCGTGCAAAATCGCGTGGCATTGCTGCGAAGAAATCACGCAGTCGAACCAGAAAAAAGCGGATATCGAACGGGAGTACGACAAAGCGAGAGCCGACGCGAAACGCATCAATGCGTTCGAGCAAGCGACGCCGCAAGAACCGGAGCCCCCGTGGCTGACGGCCCGGCATACCGGTGATCGCGGGCAGAACTGGCTCCGTTTTGGAGGGTCTTGATTTATGCCGAAAGTGTCTCCCATTCAAAGTTCGTTTTCGACGGGTGAAATCTCCCCGCTGTTATACGGACAAGTCGAATTCGACAATTACAAGTCCGCGCTCAAAGTGTGCCGGAATTGGCTCCCGTTGATTCAAGGGCCGGTGACGCGGCGCCCCGGCACGTATTTCTGCGATGAAGTGAAAGACTCGTCTAAGGCGGTTCGGTTAGTTCGGTTCAAGCGATCGACGGATCAGGCGTATCTTTTGGAATTTGGGCATGAATATATTCGATTTAAACGCAACAATGCGCCGGTAACACTGACGGCGCAGAACATCACCGCGGCGACGAAAGCCAATCCCTGTGTCATCACCTATGCTGGGTCCGACACGTACGCCAACCAGGATCACGTCGATATTGACGGCGTGGTGGGTATGACGCAATTAAACGGCCGTCGGTTTAAAGTCGTGAATGCGAACAATGGGGCGAACACGTTTGAATTGCAGACGTTGGACGGCGTGAGTGTGGATAGCTCGGCGTACGGGGCGTATGTGTCCGGGGGCTCCATTACGGAGGTGTACGAAATCGCGTCTCCGTACGCGGAAGACGAGTTGTTTCAATTGAAATTTGTGCAGTCGGTCGACGTGCTGTACGTGGTGCATCCTGCGCACGCTCCGCGTAAATTATCTCGGACGGGGCACACGGACTGGACACTGGCGCCGATTACGAACGTGGATTTTATCGACGGGCCGTACTTAGGGGTGAATGCAACGACTACGACTTTGACACCGAGCGCGGCCACCGGAAGTACGGTGACGATCACCGCGTCTTCTACGGTGGGGATTAACGGAGGCGCGGGGTTTAAATCAACGGATTCTGGGCGCCTGCTTCGCATTAAAGAAGGGTCGACGTGGGGGACGTGTATCATTGGGACGTGGACATCTGCGACACAAGTTACGGTGCAAGTTCTTGAGTCGTTGACCAATACCAGCGCGAAAAAAACGTGGCGGCTCGGGTTGTATTCGGACACAACGGGATACCCGGCGTGTGCCGGATTCTACGAAGATCGCCTCGCGTTCGCGGGATGCCCGGCCGCGCCGGCCCGGATTGATTTATCGCGTACAGGGGATTATCAGAATTTTGCGCCAACGGATTTGGATGGGGTAGTCACTGATTCGCACGCTATGTCGTACACGCTCAATTCGGACGACGAGCAAACGGTCCGGTGGATAAAAGGCGACGAAAAAGCCCTCGTGCTCGGGACGGTCGACGGAGAGTGGCCGATGCGTCCGAGTACGGCGTCGGAGGCGATGACGCCCACGAACATCTCTGCCAAGCAATCAACGGCTAGGGGGAGCGCGGATATCCAAGGCATTCGAGCCGGCGATGCGATTTTGTTTGTTCAGACGGCAGCGCGGCAAGTACGGGAACTAGCGTACATTTTTGAAGCTGATAAATTTAAAACGCCGGATTTGACCGTGTTGTCGGAGCACATCACAAAGGGGGCAACACCTGAGGCATCTGGGATTAAAGATTTAGTATACCAGAAACAACCGCACTCCATTGTATGGGCCGTGCGTAAAGACGGCGTGCTCCTGTCCTTCACCTATGAGCGAGATCAAAAAGTTCTCGCTTGGGCGCAGCACAGGATCGGGGGGTACTCAGATGCAGCTAAGACGACGCCGGCGGTCGTGGAGTCGGTGGCGAGTATGCCTAGCGCGGACGGGACGCGCGATGAGGTGTGGCTCGCCGTGCGGCGGCATATCAACGGCCGAACGGTGCGGTATGTGGAGTATTTGACGAAGACCTGGGAGCAGGGGGACACGCAAACAGACGCGATCTACGGAGATTGCGCGCTCACGTACGACGGTGGCGCGGCGACAACGGTAACCGGACTGTGGCATTTAATAGGCGAAACCGTTGGGGTGCTGGTAGATGGGGCTGCGCATCCGGATTGCGTGGTGTCCGCGGCAGGAACGATTACGCTTACTTCACCGGCGTCGGTCGTCCAAGTGGGGTACACGTACGACAGCGATGGGCAGATGCTACGCCAGGACGCGGGGGCGGCTGACGGCACGGCGCAGGGAAAATACCAGCGAACGCATGTCGTAAATATACGGGTTCATGATACACTCGGCATGAAATTCGGAGCGGGGTTCCACACGACGGGTCCGGGAAAATTGACGGAGTATGTGAGCCGTACGTCGGCAGTTCCGGGGGATACGGCAGTACCGTTGTACTCTGGGGATATCGAGGTGCGATGGGAAGGCAGCTACACGAAAGATAACTACGTGACGTGGCGAAACAGCAGCATGTTTCCGGCGACGATTTTAGCCGTCATGCCACAATTGCACACCCAGGACCGCTAACCATGGGACTGACCTACCATGATCTCATTCGGGCCTTTCAAAGCGGAACATCTTACACAGTTGGTTGTTCAGGATGCTCAACGATGGACCCTGAGTTATATGTCGCCGGCGCTGTTGAAGACGATAGAAACCCAGTGGTCGAATACAGTCTTCAGAGACGGCCAACCCATCTGTTGTGGAGGGGTCATCGAACAGAGGCCGGATTACGGTATCCTCTGGTCATTCGTCGGATCGGACGTGACGCCCCATGATTTCCCTGCGCTCCACAGACTCGTGCGACTGTTTATTACAGATCTCCCGTACAGACGTTTGGAAATGCACGTTGATGTCGGTTTTAAAAACGGGCATCGGTGGGCGAAAGCCCTTGGTTTTTACTGTGAGGCTCCGCGAATGCGTGGTTTCCTTCTGAACGGCGGGGATGCGTCACTCTACGCGAGGGTAAAACGTGGCTGATCCAATTACGATTATGGCCGGGGTGTCGATGGCGGGCGGGATGCTCTCGGCGATGGGGGCGCAAGCGCAGGGCCAAAGCGCGGCGATGGCGCAACAGTTCAACGCCGATATCGCAGGACGGGATGCCGGGCTCGCGCGCGAGGCTGCAGCGTACGATGCGAACCTCCAAGAGCGCCAGGCCAGAATGCAGATCGGTTCGATTCGCGCGGCGTATGGCGCCTCTGGCGTGACGATGGAGGGCTCGCCGCTCGATGTCCTCCAGATGAGCATTGAGAACGCGGAACGCGATCGGCAACAGATTTTGTACCGGGGGGAATTGAAAGCCCTCGGCTATGAAGACACCCGTACGTTGAGCCTCTACGGGGCCAAGAGTGCGAAGACACAAGGCGATTGGGCCTCGGCGACAAGCCTCTTAACCGGATTTAG